TCAAGCTCTTCGCTATACACGGAGGCAGTTTTGTTCCGGATGTAAAGGGCGGAGTAAAACCGTGGCGCGGGGCGGAGCAAAAGCGTAGCGCCCATGCGTAGGTCTACCCCGGAACGCCCCGGGGCGTCAATGCTTCAGGTCTCGGTTCCCTCGGTTCGCTTGCGTCGCATCCGCCGCTGGCTGTCCCGCAGGCGGTAGCTTTCGCCGTTGGCTTCGACGATATGCACCCGATGGGTAAGCCGGTCCAGCATGGCCCCGGTCAGACGCTCGGAGCCGCAGACCTCTGCCCACTGCTCAAAGGGCAGATTGGTCGTGATGATCAGGCTCTGGCGTTCATAGGCACGGCTGACCACCTCGAACAGCAGTTCGGCCCCGGCCTTGGTAAAGGGCACGTAGCCCAGCTCATCCAGGATCAGCAGGTCCGCTCGGCCCAGTTGCTTGAGCATCCGTTCCAGCCGACGGTCTTCCCGGGCCTCCAGCAGTTGTGTCACCAGACCGGTGACGGCGAAGAACCGCACGGACCGGCCTTCCTGGCAGGCTGCCAGTCCCAGGGCGATGGCCAGGTGCGTCTTGCCCGTGCCGCTGCTACCTATCAGCAGGACATTCTCGTTGCGGTCGATGAATTCGCCGACCAGCAGTTCCCGGATCAAGACTTCGTTGATGCCAGGCTGCTGGGCGAAGTCGAAGCCCTCGATCGTCTTGAGCACCGGGAAGGCCGCGGCCTTGATCCGCCGTTCGGTGGCCCGCTGCTGACGCTCGATCAGTTCCCGTTCGCACAGTTGGAGCAGGAAGGTCTCGAAGGGCTGGTTCTCCCTCCCGCAGACGGCCGCCACGGCTGCGTACTCGCGGAGGATCGTCGGCAGCTTGAGGCACTTGAGGTGGTGTTCCAGCAGGACGGTGGCCTTGCGTTCAGACATGGGCCGCCTCTCGCAGCCGGCCGTAGCTGCCCAGGTCCGTCATGGCGACCTTCACGCCCGCCAGATGCTCCCGCCCGGCCAGGTGGAAGGTCTTCAGTTCCGGCCGCTCGGCGGGGATCAGCAGTTGCCGGATCGCGTCGGCCGTCGGGGCCGACCATCGCAGGGCGTGCCGCAGGGCAATGGCCACACGCTCCAGGGGATAGTCCCGCAACAGCAGCAGCACCCGGATGTATTCCCGCGTGCCATCTTCCCGCTGGGCTTCCAGCCGGCGACGCAGGGCGGCGAAGTCCTCCCCCAGGTCCCAGCCCGCAAAGGGCCGGGCATGGTCCAGGCTGCCGGGCTTGCGATCCAGCAGCGCGAGGTAGTGCACCGGATCGAAGATCTGCTTCTGACGCTGCCAGCATCGATCATGCCGGGCAATCTCCCGGTCGCCCTGGTAGATGCTCACCGTATCCACCGACGCCCGGATCACCACCGGATGGTGGCCATACTCAACCGGCACCGAGTAATCGTTGGTGTCCAGCCGGACCAGCGCCTCGCTGGTGGCCGTCGTCGAGACCAGCCGCCGGGGATCGAACCGCTCGGGCCGTATCGCCAGGCCGGCGACCTTGTCCTCTTCCAGTAATTGAGCCTTGCTGAGCGTCTTGCCCCGAAGCCGGCGAGTCATGTCCGACCGGCAGCAGGCCAGCAGGTGGGCGTTGAGCTGTACCCAGTCGGCCACATCCGGCACCGGAACCAGGAAGTTCAGCCGGCTGTAGCGGACCGCGCCTTCCACCACGCCCTTCTCGTTGGCCCGGCGAATCCGGCAGAAGTGCGGCTGGAACAGGTAATGGCCCACCAGGCGGGCGAAGGCCACGGTGAGCTTGCGTTCGCGCGGCCCGGTGATCTGCGTCACAGCCACCTTGGTGTTGTCGTAGCTGATCCGGCCGGGCACGAAGCCGAAGAAGGCGAACGCCCGGACGTGGGCCTCCAGGAAAGCCTCGGTGCACTCGCGAGGGAAGGCCATCACGAACATCGCGTCGCTGTGCACCAGGCTCATGACGAAGAAGACCACCTTCTGCACCCGCCCGCCGATGCGGGCCACGGCATGCCCAAAGTCCACCTGGGCCTCCCCGGGCGGCTGGGAGAGCGGCATGAACACTTCCTTGGGAGCCTGCCGCCGAAGCTCACGGACGGCATCCTTGACCGTCGTGTATCCGCCCCCAAAGCCCTCCCCGCAGAGCGCCTGCCACATCCGTTTGACCGTGTAACGCTGCTTGATCGGCAGATCCCGGTTAGCCTCGATCAGTTCGCCCAGCCGACCCAGCCAGGGAGCGATCACCGCCTTGTCGGCCGCCTGCTGCCGCAAGTACCCCGGCGGGGCCGGGTGCTGCAGAATCCGCTCCAGCGTCTGCCAGTGAATGCCGAATTGCCGACACGCCGCCCGCTTGGAAATCCCGTCAACCAACACCGCTCGTCGAACGTCCGTCCATTGTTCCATGTCCGTATACACTCCGGTCTGGCTCCCTTCGTCTCGGATCGGCCCTGCCATCCCATCGGGAATGACTGACTCGTCCGAAACTACGGGAGCTCTTGTCCCAGAGCGCTACGGAATTGCCCCGCCCGCCCCGCGCCACGGTTTTGCTCCGGCCTTTACAGGCCGCCGAGACCCGCCGCGTCGAGGCGATCCACAGGCTCTGTGCCGGCAAGCACGGCGACATCGAGGCCCAGGCCATCGAGGAAGGCTGGGACGAGACCCGCACCGAACTGCACATCCTCCGCGCCAGCCGGCCCAAGGTCCCGGCGGTGGCCGCCTCCCAGCGGCCCGCCGCCCCGCAGGTCTTCGAGGCCGTCGCCCTGATGGCCGCCGGCATGCCCGCCAGCCGCATCGAGGCGGTCTACGCCGAGCCGGTCCTGGAGGCCGCCGACCGCCTGCGCGGCATCGGCATCCAGGAGTTCTGCGAGCTGGCGTGCGGCCAGCAGCTCCCGCGCTTCCGGCGCGACGCCAGCGGCTGGCTCCAGGCCGCCTTCAGCACCGCCAGCCTGCCGGGCATCCTCAGCAACATCGCCAACAAGATGCTGCTGGAGGGGTACAACTACGTCGAGGACGCCTGGCGGAAGATCGCCAAGATCGCGTCCGTCAACGACTTCAAGGAGCACAGCCGCTACCGCATGACCGGCTCGTTCACCTTCGAGCAGGTCGGCCCGGACGGCGAGCTCAAGCACGGCAAGCTGGCCGAGCAGAAGTACGGCCAGAAGGCCGACACCCACGGGATCATGTTCGCCCTGACGCGCCAGATGATCATCAACGATGACATGGGCGCGTTCACGGACATCCCGCGCCAGATCGGCATGGGCGCTGCCGAGGCCATCGCCGACGCGGCCTGGGGCCTGTGGCTGCGCAACCCGACGCAGGCCGACGGCAAGGCGTTCTTCCACGCCGACCACAAGAACTATGCCGAGGGCGCGGACACCGCCCTGGCGGTGGACAGCCTGACCGACGCCGAGGTGCGCTTCGGTCTCCAGACCAAGCCCAACGGCAAGCCCTTGGGCATCCCCGCCGGCATCCTGCTGGTGCCGACCGCGCTGAAGGTCCCGGCCGAGATGCTCATGAAGAGCGTGCTGCTCAACGAGACCACGACGGCCAACAAGCCCAAGCCCAACACCAACCCGCACGTGGGCAAGTTCGAGGTCGTCTCCAGCGTGTACCTGTCCAACGCCAGCTTCACCGGGGCGTCGAGCAAGGCCTGGTATCTGCTGAGCGATCCCAACCGGCTGCCGGCCGTCGAGATCGCGTTCCTCAACGGCGTGGACCGGCCGACCGTGGAGAAGACCGACGCGGATTTCAGCACGCTCGGAATCCAATTCCGGGGCTACATCGACTTCGGCGTCCGGGAGCAGGACTACCGCGGCGCGCTGAAGATGAAGGGCGAGGCGTAAGCCTCGTTCCTTCGTCGGACAGCGTGAATCCCTCAAACCATCAAGGAGCAATGACACATGGCAACGACTCAGTTCATTCATGACGGCAACAGCATCGACTACACGCCCGGGGCCGACGTGGCCGCCGGCGACGTGGTCGTCCAGAACGACCTGGTGGGCATCGCCAAGCTGGACATCGCGGCCAACGCCCTGGGGGCGCTGGCGGTGACGGGCGTATTCGACGTGCCCAAGGCGACCGGGGCCGGCACGGCCATCGGCGCGGGCGCGAAGGTCTACTGGAACGCGACGACCAAGCAGGCGACCACCACCGCCACCGGCAACAAGTACCTGGGCAAGACGGTGCGTGCGTCGGCCGACGCCGACGCGACCGTCCGGGTGCGGCTGGAGCAGTAGGTGGCCGACCTCCTTCGCCAAGGCTCGCAGTGGCTGGAGCAGATGCGCACGGCGCACTGCTCCAGCCCCGTCGAGTACCGCAGGCCCCCGGGCAGCGCCACTGTCAACGCGACCTACGGGAAGACCGACTTCGAGGTCGCCGACGAGTCGGGGCTGACGATCAACGCCCACGTCTGGGACTTCCTGATCCTGGCCGATGCACTGGGCTTCGATCCGGAACCGGGCGACGTGATCGCGGCCAACGGGCGCAGATACGAGGTCATGAACCTGGGCGGCGAGGGCTGTTGGCGCTGGAGCGATCCGTACCGCCAGACCTACCGCATTCACACCAAGGACATCGGAGCGGACACGTGAGCGAGACCACGATCAGCAATGACTTCCGGACCGCCTGCGAGCGCGAGTTCGAGGAAATCCACCGCAAGCTGGACCGACTCGACGAGGCCATCCGGGGCAACGGCCGACCCGGCATCACCGTGCGGCTGGACCGGCTGGAACAGGACGCCAAGCGCCAGGCCAAGCTGATCTGGCTGATCGTGGGCGCGGGCATCACGGCCGCCACATCGGGCATCGTCGCCTGGATTGCGGGGTAACGCATGAGCCTGGTCATCGACATCGCGGATGCAGTGGCGAGCGAACTCAACGCGGCCCCGGGGGGCACGTTCGATCCGGCCATCACCGCCGTGCGGCGCGTGCTGCCGGAGTTCGAGCTAGCCGATCTGGCGGAACTGAAGGTCTCGGTGGTGCCCAAGAGCGTGCAGATCACAGGCTCGACACGTGCGGCCAGCCAGTACGAGATCGCCGTGGACATCGGCGTGCAGAAGAAACTCGGCAAGGACCTGGACGCCGAGGTCGCGGCGTTGGGCACGCTGATGGACCAGATCGCCGACTACCTGCGTCGCCGCCCGCTGTTGGCAACGCCCTTCGCCGCCTGGGTGAGCATCGCCAACGAACCGGTGTACGCCCCGGAGCATCTGGCCGAGCAGCGTGTGTTCACCAGCGTGCTGACCGTGACCTACCGGGCACTGAAGTAAAGGACAGAGCGACATGGCCAAGCGATGGCTTCATTCCGTGGATGTGCAGGTGGACGACGCCACCGGGGCGCTGCTGATCCGCAGTGGCCTGGAGGGCGCGGGCAAGCCCAATCTGCTGACGTGGACCAGCGGCTTGAACAACTTCGCCAATCCCAACAGCGGCAGCGTCACGCACGCCGGGACGGTCGTGTTCATCCGCGTCGGGTCGGGCGGTGCGTTGGTGTCCATCGATGACGCCGTTGGGCAGGAGAAACCCTACGTCATCCCGCCCAACTACTGGCGCGAGATCGTCGTGCCTGGCGGCATCCCCGCCGGTGCCCGCATCGTGGCGAAGAACCTCGTCGCGGGGATGGGCTTCTCCGACCTGTTCGTGGAGGTGCGGTGATGCCCGCGTGGAAGATGGAACCGGTCATCGCCCATCCGCCCATGGAGCAGTGGAACATGCTCCAATTGCCGTGGTGGAGCAACGTGGAGCGCCTCGACGGCGTCAACATGCCGAACCTCTACGAGCTTTACTGCGACGGCAATCCGCTGACCACGCTGCCGTGGAACGACCTGCGGAACCTGTACTACCTGGGCATCTACTACTGCGCCTTCGAGACGCTCGAGCTGTGGCGGTTGCCGAACCTCTACTATTGCTGGGCCGGGGACAACTACAACCTCATGGAAGTGGACGCCCACGGCAACACGTCGCTGTCGGACCTGGACGTGTATTGGTGCCAGTCGCTGGCGTGGATCGACCTGCTGGGCTGTACGAACTTCCGCTACCTGTACGCCTACGGCTGCGCCCTGCCGCAGGAGGCGGTGGACCAGGTACTGGCCGACCTCGTCGCCAACGGCACCACCAACGGCTACCTGCAATTGAACGGCCCGTACAACGCGCCGCCGTCCGACCCCGACGGCATCGCGCTCAAGAACATCCTGATCAGCCGGGGCTGGTCGGTCTACACGAACTGAGGACGCCATGAAGGAAATCCAGGCCATCACGGTGCAAGTGAAGCTCTCCGACGGCAACGAGGACAAGTACGTGCTCGTCCACGACGGCGAGCAGGTCATCGAGTTCGCCGAGCCGGGCAAGGGCAAGGTCGGCACGCATCCGGGCAACAAGATGCTCGTCGGCACCAAGGAGGAACTGGAGGCCGAGATCGCGCGGCTGAAACTCGAGGCGAAGAAGCCCCGTCGGCCTGCCGATCGCATGCCGCCGGTGACGCCGCCGCAGCGAGGACCGGAATGATCGGCATGGACTTCAAGAGCACGACGAGGACGTTCTTCGACCGCAAGGCGGTGATCTCGAAGGTGGACGCCGCCTCGCGGAAGGTGCTCTCGAAGTTCGGGGCGTTCGTGCGGCGCTCGGCCAAGAGCAGCATCCGCAAGCGAAAGAAACCGGCCCCGCCCGGATCGCCGCCGAGCAGTCACACCGGGCTGCTGAAGAAGTTCATCTTCTTCGGCTTCGACCCGGATCGCCGCAGCGTCGTGATCGGGCCGACAAGGCTCAATCAGCGCGGACGTGGCGAAGCGCCGCCGATCCTGGAGTACGGCGGCACAACGACGCTGAAGCGACGCGGCAAACGCAAGAGGACGACGTACAAGGCCCGGCCCTACATGGGACCGGCATTCGAGAAGGAACAACCCCAGCTGCCCGCCATGTGGCGAGGCAGCGTTCGATAAGGAGATCGAAGCATGTCGCAAGAATTCCTGTTGGGCATGAACGCCAAGATTTACCAGGGCGCTGCGGGCGGCGCTCTGGCGACGCTCGCCGAGATGGCAAACGTCAAGGACGTGACGTTGAACCTCGAGGCGGGCGAAGCCGATGTCACCACCCGCGCCAACCAGGGCTGGCGGGCGACCGCGCCGACATTGCGCGAATGCACGGCCGAGTTCGAGATGCTCTGGAAGCCGGGCGACGCCGGGTTCGATGCCGTGAAGACGGCCTTCCTTACCTCCGGCACGATCCGCCTGGCCGTGCTGACCGGCGACCGCACCGCCTCGGGCACCGAGGGGCCGCTGGGCGACTTCAGCATCACCAACTTCAGCCGCAACGAGCCGCTGGAGGAGGGTGTGACGGTCAGCGTGACCGCCAAGCTCGCCGTGTTCGATTCCTGGGTGGAGGTCGCCTGATGAAAACATTCACTGACGCAGCCGGTCGGACGTGGACGCTCACCCTGACTCTTGGCACGGCCATGAAGGTCAAGGCGAAGTTGGACATCGATTTGCTTCAACCCGAGGCCGGTGATCCGCCGCTGCTGACGCGGCTGGGCACCGACGAGATGCTCCTGGGCGAGGTGCTCTGCGCCATGCTCGAGGGCCAGTTCGAGACGCACAAGGTGACCGACGATGACGTGCGTGCGGCCTTTGACGGCAACACGCTGCTGGGGGCGCAGAAGGCGTTCTACGAGGAGCTGATCGGTTTTTTCCGGTCGCGCGGCCGCAACGACAGGGCCAAGGCGGTCGCCAAGCAGATGGCCATGATCGACGCGGCGGTGACGGCCGTCGAGACGCGGATCGACGGGATCGACATCGACGAGACGATCCACAACGCGATGAGCGAGACCCATGGTGCGATGTCTGGCGCATCGCCGGATCGCTTGGCGTAGACCCTCGGCCGCTGACGCTGCGGCAACTGCTGTGGATGGCCGAGGGCCTGGGACGTGAGCGCTGGGCGCACACGTCGCTGGTCTGTGCCCTGATCGCCAATGCCAATCGCGACCCGAAGAAGGGCAGGCCCTTCAAGCCATCGGACTTCGACCCATACGCGAGACAGGACCGGCGATCCGCGCGGACCGCCGACAAACAATCGCTCGCAATCCTCAGAGAGGCCCTCGAGGCCCGGAAAGGTTTTCGGACATGAACACGGACGGTAGCGCAATCCTGAACGGAATCTGGACGTTCCTCAACTCCGGCATCGGCTTCGCCGTCATCTGGGCGGCGATGGTCGGCTTCTTCATCTTCCTGGCCAGCCGCTATAACCCGCTCCAGGAGAAGTGGAAGAAGTACGAGGGCAGCATCATCACCG